AGTGACCTCCTGTGTGTTAAAAAATGGTCCATGATAAGGATAGCGTTGTAACACTATGAGTTTGGGATCTTGCACGATACGCCACTTGCGACCTTTCTTGACTGCGTACCAACCGGCCGCAAACCAACTGCGACTCTTGGCCGTCTTGGTGTAGAGTGGCAAGGCATGCGGTACGTCCCAGACCGGATTGTGTACACGACTTGCAGTGGGATAACCATGCACTGCGTGTGTTGTGGTCGATCGAGGCCGTGTTCGGATCATGGGCGGTTCAAATCGAACTCCAGTACGCTGTTCAACCATGCGTATGGTCTTGTACTGTGTGATCTGATTGTTTAATCGGACTTGGTATCCACCGGCACAGGCTTCCACGTTGCCGACCTTTTCATCATTCTGTTGTAATATCCAAAACTTTTTGTCAATTACGGGTTTCGCTACTAGCATTAGTTCTCCTTGATCTACATTGTTCCTGCACGGTCACTGGCACATCTGGATGCCATCCACCGATTAACTGTCTACAATCATACCTTACGACCACAGTGTCGGATTCTACAACATGCATGAGCGAGATAAAAAAAATTATGGTCCCAACCACACCGACAGAAATAGATAATAGCAACTTCATTCTAACACTCCTGCATAGGTAAGATTCATCCAACGTCCAAAATGTTCAGCACTTTCACTGCACTTGTTCAATTCATATTTGCCACAGAACTGCATGAATCTCACACCCACCTGCCCCACGTCCTTGTGACTGATCTGTTCGCGGATGGCAGAGTCTACTGTCAGTTTAACATCTTCGGGTTGTGCTGTCAAGTCAATCAAGGTCCTGTTGCGTTCGTAATCATCTAGTACTCTATGCTCCACTCCATCTGGATCAGTCCAGCGTTGTAGCATCATGTTGTTCCAGTTGTAGCCTTTACGGTCTCGGTCCGCATAGGCTTCTTGGAGCCCGACTTTGTTCTTTGTGCCTTTTGTTCTAACGCCCGGGAAGGCGCTAAACACATTGTCGCTACTGTCGCCCCGCATGCATTTTTCAAACAAAAGCCACGCTGGATCAGGGACCGTTTTAGCTTGTTTTGTTTTTTTGTCAATAACCTGTTCACCTTTGGCATCAAAGATTCCTTCTGTGGTCAATAGCTCGTCGGTAATACCATTGTATTGTTTTACATTGGCCGCTAGTAATTGTACAAAATCAGTATCACTACTGATAATTATGTGTTCGTCTTGGGGGTGTAAGGCAATCCATCTTGCTATAATGTCATCGGCTTCGGCAGTTGCGCACCGGACGACACTACAGTTGGTTCTTTCAGACAAGTATTTAGTCAGGCTATCGTAGGTCTCCCAGAACATGGCATCTTCTTCGGCCTCTTTTTCTGTGAGTGCGGCACGGGCTACTGCACGATTGGCTTTGTAGGGTTTGTAATGATCTTTGCGCCAACTGCGTCCTTCCAGTGCAAAAACCACATGATCAGCCTCAAATCTACGGGCCACTTTGTTGGCAGCCATCAAGGTAATATGTAGCGCGAATCCAATTTTTTCCCAGGTATCACTGGCTCTAAAAGCACCATGTCTAGCTCTAAAGAACATGTTGGCTGTGTCAATCAACACATAACGCATACGGCACCACCTTAAATATATTTGTTTTCAATAATATATTGTAACATAAAACGGTGAAAAATGCTATGGCCATCCTTGCCAAAATGGTATGAATTGGGTGCTACTGTTTCGATTCCGCTGGATCGAATTATGGCATCGTAGGTCAGTTTAGGATCGTATGGGCCAATATAATCGGTTCCCCACTTCTTTTGTTTGGCGATTTTGGAGAAATCGTTGTTGCCATTCACAAATATATGGCGAATACCTTGTTTTTTGAGTTCTTGATGGAATGCCCAGATCTCATCGTGCGCCTGTTGGGTTTTTTGTTTCCAATCGAGCGACACTACAAAATGTCTGTATCTTTCTTGTGCTTCTGCTGGAACTTGATCGATACCACTGCCATTGACTTGATAAGTGACGCCGTTGTATTCCCATTCTTCTCGCTCCCAGGTACTCCACTGTATAATAACCAGTATATCTTGTACAGCATCAGCACGCTCGGCCAACCAAGCTCGTGTAGTGCGAATGATTCTAGAATTGCTACTGGCGCTTTCGGCATCAAGATGTAATGCGGCATTGAGTGTACGACTCAGTTGTTTCCCCCAACTGACCGCAAGATTATCTGGATGTGGTCTACGACCTAGAAAGAAATGTGCCGGATCATCTTCAGCAAATGCGTGATTATTAACTGCTTCAGCTGCTGCGGCATGACTGTCGCCATTTACATACAATATCATAATATTTTGTTTTCTTCTATGTACTTGATTAAAAAATTGGCCCAGGCCTTGTGCCCGTCTTCGGCAAAATGATACCAGTCGTCAGTTGCAAAATTTCTTTTTTTAAGGTACCAATAATAACTCAAATCATTTTCGTAAGGTCCAACATAATTGTGATTCCAATCAAGTTGATTGGTTATTTCAAAAAAGTTGTACATACAATTAAAAAACACATGCGGAATTTGTTTTTCTGTCAACTCACAATGTAATTTATATATCTTTTCGTGTGTGTGTTGTGACTTTTTGATCAGAGTTTCTGGAGTTTGTTCCGTGACCCATTGTTTGTATTTTGTAATTAACAAATCTGGCAGTTGGTCGTGCCCGCTAGAATTAACATCGTAGAATTGTTCCTGATATTCCCATTCTTCACGTTCCCAGGTGCTCCAGCCAATTATGATCAAATCAGGTTGATTGGTTTCAAGATAACTTCTGGTAGTTCTAAGTATTCGATCGTTACTGGCGCCTGATTTTGCCGAATTGACTAACTCAAAATCCAATGCCTGTGATAATAAACTGGCAAAAGTTTTGGATCGAGTTTTTACATTATTACCATGGCTATGACTGTCACCATTCACATACAAGATCATGATACTTCGCTACGTCCATCACCAATGTCTTTGCTGCGAATGATTCGGTTGCCGTTCATGGCCTGCTCTTGTTCCCAAGTTTCAAGCACCACATTGCGGCATACATTTTGGAACCAACGATCTATGATGTCGGCATCGGCGTCGTCTTTTTTCATCATGTAACCGTGTCTGACTAGATCTGCAATCATTTTTTCATTCCAGTCAAACTCAAAAGCACCAGCATGAATGTTGTTGGGGTCTATGTCCATGCTCACGATATTGAAATAAGGCTCACCACGTTCGGTGGCCAATTCCTTGGCAGTTTTTTCAGGAGCCTTAGGCTTTTTAGGTTCCTTGGGCTTGGGCTCCTCTACTATTTTAACCACAGTTGGTTTTTTTCGAAAACGATCGAATATTCCCATTATAGGCTCGGTCTAGTGTTACCGTATTGGATTATGCAAATATCTTTGCGTGTGGTTGACAGTTTGCGCCACGGATCAACGATTATGCTACCGGCTTTGATATCACAATAGGGTTGTGTATCCACTTGATCACCGGTGTATTCGTACGTGATCTTTCTGTTATGCGCCCATAAAAATACCGCGGCAGTGTCAACCGAGGCCACAACATCGGTAGCATCATCGGCTAAAGGATCCACATAGACCACTCGATGTCCGGCTTCTTTGACATAGTGACCGACCAAGGTACTGTAACTTCCGATACAGTATTCTACGTCGGGCTTGTAGGCCTTGCCGTGGATCACGATTGGCAAGTTCAATAGTTTGGCCTGTTCGACCAAGTACAATGCCAAATTCTTGGCCTGTAATTCTCTAGCATGCATCACTGTGTCAAATAAATCGTAGCCCACTTCATATTCGGCCGCCAACCAACGCAGAGCAATATTGTCTCTAGGATGGCAAGCACCGGCATCGCCCATACCAGCAGTCATGTACTTGGGTCCCATGATACGCATGGTACTGCGAGCAAGAGCATTGGTCACAACGTCCACATTAATATTGCCAATCTTCATGGCAAAATCCTGGATCATGTTTACTAGACCAACTTTGGCACTAATAAATGTATTGTAGAAAATTTTAATGGCTTCGCACTCGTCCCATGTGCCAATTTCGTAACGTGGGTCATTGTTCATGATAGTTTTGTACAGGGCAATAAGTTCGCCGGCTACACCAGTGAGCTCACCGTCTTCGGTGCCAATGATCACCATTTCTGGATTGGCCATATCCCATTTCACCG